ATGTGGTTGGAATGGACCTACGGGTGGAAGCCGCTTGCGACTTCGATCTATGGCTGTTTCGACGAAATGTATAGGGTCAGGCCTTATAGGGTGCGTGCGAAAGCTCGTGCTTATAAGTATCGCCAAGTAGGCGTAGCGACTGGGTTTCCGGGATTAAGCGACAAGTGCACGGTCACAAACAGCTCGCGCTGTTTGATTGATGTGTACTTTCGCCCACCATCTTCGGTGCTCAGCACTTTGTCAGGCTATACGTCCCTAAACCCCATTGGGATTGCCTGGGAGCTAGTACCTTACTCCTTCGTTGTCGACTGGTTTATCGACATCGGTGGGTACGTAAGGAATCTAGAGTCGTGCTACCTATCACGTAGCTCCTTTGTAAAGGGATACGTGACCACGACTTTCCGAAATGAGACTCACGTCTCACGCCGGGGCATCTCCGTTGACACCGGTGCGAACCTTCGCACTGTGTGGGACGCGGAAGGCCTGACAATTGATGGTATGAAGGACCGGTCTATCCTGACCAGTTCTCCTCTCCCTCGCCCGCCTTCTCCGAAGGTGGACTTGGGATCATATCGGATGTTGTCAGCCGCTGCTTTGTTAAGGCAACTTATCAAGCACTAGGTCTTCGCCAGCTTTAGGCGTCGTAGAGCACGGCTTTAGCAGCCGGCTCATTGATCTGAACGAATCGGGAGGAAGCCCGCTAAGGGTCTACCCTTTCCGGAACTAATGAGGTTTATCTCATGTCCGCAGTCGCAAACATCGTGTTGAACGACGCACAGGCAACACCTGTGGCCCACACGTTCATCCCCCTCGGTCCGGACGCTAAAGGTGTATGGTGGTGGGAAGACCAGACGGGCTCATCGCCCCTCGGGTACAACCGCATTTCCATGCAGCTTTCGCGTGCCGCGGTGGGCGCCGCCGGAGTCGCGGCCTCGACGAACACTTCGCGGGTTAAAATCCGCTTGTATACGCCGAAGCTTGAGACTCTGGGTACTAACGACGCCGGCATTACGCCACCTAACCAGGTGGCTTATGTGCCAAATTTCACCGGGGAATTCGTCATCAGTGATCGTAGTATCCTGCAGGACCGTAAGGACCTGCGAAAGTACATCGACTTTCTGATGGCGGAGACTCAGTTGACCAACATGGTCGAGAATCTCCAAAACGTGTTCTAATCCACCATGTCTAAGAGGTTCCATGCAAAATCGATCTATCGATATGGGCGAGGTATACTTTGCCCTTTGCAAGTCAATCGACTCACCGCAGTCGCTCGGTTGCTGGCTTCGCTACAAGCACGGAGAAATTCGTGCCCTCGCGGAGTTGGAGATCGAGCCAGCGGACTACCTGACGTCCGCGGCTTTCAGGAAAGACTACCTGGTTACTTCGTACTTGAGTAAATACAAGGACTTAGCGACCGGGATCGACTTGAAAGCCGTGGCGCTTCGGAAGTTTTACGACTCCGAGGAAGAGTGTTCTCAGACTAACAGAAGGCTACGCCAATGCCGTGCTTCCGGGGTTTATCCCCTTGGACTCTCGCAAGTCCTTTCTCTTGCGAGTAGAAAAATAGCACGACTTCTCGGCCCGTTTTCTGCGTTTGTCGCTCTAGATGGTGGGGGGTGGGGACCAGGCGCTACGACAGACATCCGTCGTCGTAGTGCTGCTCTCGACACTAAGATAATCCAGACCCCAATATCGTGTACTCCGCGCGCCGCCAATTTGTTTCTTGGCGTTGTACGGGCTGACCTTCACTGGTCAGCAGCGATACTGAAGTTGAGTCCGGGCGATATAACGACTCCGTTCAATTTCGATCGACGCACCCTGGCCCTCACGGACCATAACGTCGTTGAGCTAGTACCGAAGAACGCGAAAACCCATCGCGTCATCGCGAAAGAGCCTCGAGCCAATGGATTTATCCAGAAGGCTTACGGTGACTTCTTCCGCGGGAGACTTAAACGGGTTGGAATCGACTTGGATGACCAAGGTCCGAATCAGGACGCCTCACGGCGTGCCTACGAGCAGGACCTAGCAACTCTCGACCTGAGAGCTGCTAGCGATTCCCTGGCTACGGAGCTCGTTTACGAGCTCCTACCGGTTGACTGGGCGATTGCCTTGTCAGATGTTCGAAGTCCGTGCAGTTTACTGCCGGATGGTCGTAAGGTGAACTTAGAAAAGTTCTCTTCCATGGGTAACGGGTATACTTTTGAACTCGAAACCCTTGTCTTCTGGGCTCTCATGGAGTCCGTTAGAGACCTGACATCTTGCCGGGGGCAGGTTCTGGTGTATGGTGACGATATTGTGATCCCAAGAGCTTTTGTGCACGAGGCGATAACTTGCCTCGCGTTCTGCGGCTTCCAAACGAATAGCTCCAAGTCCTTTTGGGACGGGCCGTTCTATGAAAGCTGCGGAAGACATTGGTTCCAAGGTCATGACGTCACACCAATCTACCAGAAAGAGACAATCGAACGGGACGGAAGTCTCGTTCGAGCTGCGAACAGGATCATCAGACTCGCCACAAAGTGGAGCCGGGGATGGGCGCTTGCGCCCGAACTGGCTTCTGCGTGGTATTATCTGCGTGATCGTGCTGGTGCCACTCGTAGTCTTCGGCTGCCTAATGGCAGTGACGGGGACGACGGATGGCTCTTGCCGGCTGTTTTATGGCCGGCAACCCATTGGGACCGAAACTTCGGATTCCGATGCACAGTAATGTCTCAGCTCCAGAGGCGCCTCCCGGCGCACTCTGCTGCTTTGCTCGCTTGGACTTTGCGGAGAGGTGTGCACACTGAATCACCATTCAATGATTCAGTGGTTTTCTCTTCTCCGGAAACCACAAAGTCCTATGGCGTGAGCCATCGGTGGGTCATTC